AAGCTTGAAGTACTCATTAGAAGTTCTTATATAAGTCAAGCACACGCTTGATATGGTCAGGGAAAGCAACATTGTTACGCTGACTAGTACTTGCTTGGTTCTGCACTGAAGCACCTGCAAGTGTACGGCGCTCTTTATGCTCATCTTTAATATAGTAAGTAATCAAATCAATAACTGCAAGCTGTAAATCCGCAGGTATTGTCTCATAACCAGCAGTGTATACTACACGAACAGAGCCAGGACCTTTACGCCAATTACGGAAGTTTGAGCCTCCAGTAGTTCGTAAAAGACTGTCTGTTCCAGCATCAAAATAAAACTCATGAGCGGCTTCTGTAAGAGTAGCATAAGCTCCATCATAGGAGTCTCGCTCTTCTACAGATACAATAGTATTGACAGGACTCTCAGTAAGTTGTATCATATGAGTGTCCCAAGTAACATTAATGACTTCTGTTTTATTAGTACTATAGTAGTCTACAATACTATTTCCACAGTAAGTTTTTATTAACTGACTCACAGCAGGAATCAAAGCTTCGATACGCAAGTCTTCTTTCGGAGACTGAATACCTTCTGCTTCTTTATATTCTTGTAATGTAACTAAGTCTGCCATATTTAAATCACCTAATAAAAACTTGGGGGAGCGAACTCCCCCGAGTCTCTTGGTTCAGATTATGTTGCGAGGTCGATCTTAACAGCTGAACGGTTACCTGCTGTATCTGCAACCAACTCTTCAAAGCCGAGTGATTGAGTAGCAACGATAACACGACGCTGGTTACCAACTTCGTAATCTGTCTCAACTGCAACACCGCGTAGACGTGGGATTGCGTAGTTGCGAGTATTAACAGCGAAGGCACATGGGATGCCATCTGCTTCTGCTGCAAAGCTATCAGATACGATTACAGGTGAACCATAAACCGCACCGATTGCACCAGTAAGCTTAGTAGCGATATCAGAACCTACATCAGTGATGTCGGCAAAACCTGAATCTTCGATAAGCTCGTAGTAACGTGCCTGTGAGATGATGTAAGCAACATCAGTAGGGTTGATACCGTACTTGCCCATTGCTTTACGAGCAGTAAGAAGGTTAGCTGCTGTAAGAACAGCGCCGCCTGCAATGCTAGGAGCTACTGAGCTGGCAGTTGCGTATCCATCAAGACCAGTGATTGAACCAGAGCCATTGATGATAGCGTTATCTACTGCACGAGCGTGCGCACGAGCAACTGACTCAACAAGCATAGGCATCAAGTTAACGAGAACTTCTTCGTCTACATGGTTGTCCATGAAAGTCTGTGAGATCAGACGATAAGCATTCAAGATTACTTGAGCAGGCTTATATGTGCTGTCAGAAGCGCCACGATTTTCCAAGTTACCTGCTGCAGCTGCACCAGTTTGGAAAGTAGCCGGCTCAACGTCTGGCTGAATAGGTAGTACAGTTGCTGCACCATTTACTTGAATCTCACGGAACAGACCAGCTGTACGTAGATTCAGAGTAACTTCCTTTTCAATTTGACGAGAAACTTCTTGATCGATATCACCAGCATTAGTTGCATAGTCGATACCTGCCTTCTCTTGAAGGTTTTGACCAAATGCAGTGTTCATACCTTTGCCAGTTACGACGCCAAGGATATGTGCTTGCATGAAATCTTTGCCCCACTTGCTAAGATCGTTAGTAGATGTACGATCAGAGAAAGTACGCTTTGAGTCACGCATCTTAGCGAGCTCATCACTCTTTTCAGCTAACTCTTTCTTGAAGGCTTCAAGAGTTGAGTTAAAGTCTGCATCTTTCTCAGCTAATTTAGCTTCGAGGTCTGCTTGTAGACGCTCAGCACCAGTCTCAACAGCAGTTACTACCGCTGATTTAACTTGCTCTTCTTGCGCTTCTTTAGCTGCAACTTCCGCTGCTGCTTTTTCTTGGTCAGCTTTTTCAGCTGCTTTCTGCTCGGCTTGCTTCATTGCAATATTAGCAGCAGTTTGCTCCGCTACTTTTTTAGCAAAAGCTTCCAAGTCGATTTCTGGAGTATTAACTTCAGACATTTTGATCTCCTGTTGTGCGGATATTTCCGCCTTTTCCGGTGTATTTCTAGCTACGCTAGAGGTATTGACCTCGTCCTTAGCCAGAGTCTGACCGGCTAGATCTACACGATTTGTGAAAGTTTTCTTGAACTCCTCATACTCATCCATCGAGTTAAAGGATTTCGCCAAAGAAAAAGTAGCTGCCTGATTGCAAGGTACGGAAACAACCGAAACTTCAAACAACTCAGCGTCCTTAATCATTAATCCATCAGTTTCCTTAATATAATCTGCATCCTTGACACGGAAACCGACAGAAAAGGCTCCAAGGACACCGTCTTTAACAAGCTCAGCAACATTGCCGGGGGCGCTCTTGCTGATTTTGCATTCTAGTTCTAGACCATTTGGGCCGGCTTTCATGCCAGTCGCACGACCAATGGGTCGGTCATAGTCATGGTTGAAAAGAATAATAGGATTCTTCTCGAAATTCTTTAAACCACCTTTTGTCCAAGCCTCTGCAGAAATAGAATCACCCGCGCGATCAAAGTCAGCAGTGCTTGCCATTCCACGAATCATAACACTGCCATCTTCGCCGGCTTGTGCTTTGAACGTGGAGGTTAAGTTAAATATCTTTTCCATCTTTCTTTACCTCTGTCTTCACAGGCTTGGGTACTTCTATTTTTACAGGCTGTGGCTTTGGCATTTCCATCTTTGGTTTAGGGTTTGTAGCTATGAGCCAAAGTTCGGGCTCATTTCTTTCTAGCATTACTAACATTCTGGAATAGGATCGAAATACTCTTCGAATGCCTGAAAGTAGAACTGGTTTGTCTGCGCACTTTATATAGTCTGGCTGGCTTAGAACTTCGCCTTTTTCTGCAAAGAACATAGCTACTGTTTCTAGTGTTTTGCGCACTTGGGCTTTATTCGCCATCTGTATCTCCTTCTGTTGGTCGTCCGCCTAAGTCTGGGTTGGCGGCACTTCCTGCGATATTGGCAGGAACCCTTAAATCACTGTGACCTTCTATATCTTCAAATCCTAGGTTGTCACGAGCTTCGTTTGGTGTAATTATACCTGCATTTACAAGAGCAGAATAGTACTGAGCTGAGTCACGTAGTTCTGGCTGTAGAGCAGGAATATTTGTAATATCTTCTGATAGTTCATATCCGAAAAATCTTTCTAGAGCATAATTAAGTTTTGTAACTATAGGTAGTACTGTCTCTAGATAGTATAGTCTCATGTTTGGTCGAAGATTAGCATTGTTTCCTGAGTCTAGTAGAATCGGTGGAATGCCCAATGCTTTAAGTATAGTCTTTTCAGTTTCTTCAGTAGCACTTTGAAAATCAAGTTCCTTAAAGTTTACATTTGAAATAGAATCTACTTCTATACCCCCATCAAGAATAAGAGGCCGTCGACCGCCTGCGTCTGGCTTATATCGAGCCTGCCAAGACATAAGCATACGTTCTTTAATTTTTTCAGAAAGAGTATTAGGACTTTTCAATACCAGCCCTGGAACAGCGCCGTTCTTGAAGAAGTTGTCCTGAAACTTTCTCATGCTAGTCATAAGTTGCATAGTACGAAGTGCAGGACTCAGACGAGGAACTCCTCGATAGATTGAGTAGAAGGAGTTCTCTTTAACATGAATAATCTCACTAGGAGAGTAGGTTATCTTTTCGTTAAAAGTAAACTTTTCAATATAAGTAGTATCACTTGCATGAATAATCATCTTAGATGCGGGCAGGTGGTACAAATGTACTCCATCAAAATATATAAATATATTTCCGTCTAAGAGTAAATCAATAATGCAATTTCTACGAAATGTGTTTATGTCTTGAAAAGGGTTAGGCTCAGTATTAAGTAGGAGGTCAACTCTACTACGCTTAATACCTTTTACTACTGCTGTACCTTTTGTCGCCATACCTACAATAGTGCCGATCTCTGCTGAGTCGTCTACTATCATATTAACGCCACGATTGACTATTTCTAGTTCTTCGTATGCACGCTCATAGTTATAAATCGGTTCTCTACTAGGTTCGACTTTATGGTCGTAGTAACGCTGGGCAGGATTCAGCTTTTCTTCTTCTCTACCAAGTATTTTATCATACCACGCCATGTTTAGTTCTCTGTATTTCTACCCAGTTTTCCTGCTTTTTTGCAGTAGCTAGGGAAGGATCTTTACCGTAAATTGAATGAAGTTGTAGATGATGGTCATGGCATAAGGTTACTGTATAATCATATAACTCTGCCCATTTTTCCTCTATAAACTCATCTCTCCATATAACAATATATTCATCGGTATAGTGTTCGGGGCGAATTGCCTGCTTCCCTTTCAGCCACTCTGACAATAGAGGACTTAAACTATAATAATGATGGAAGTCTAGCTTCTCTGTACTATGACAAATCTGACATGCACCAGCTTTTTGATATTGGGACTTTGCTTTATCCCTTATATACTTAACTCTGTCTCTTTTTAGCTGTGCCATGTCTTTCTTTTCCATTTTGATTATCGAAATTATAACTAACTTGAGGTTTCTTGTCAAACACTATTTTTAACGATGTCCTGTTAGAAGCTAGTCTGTGAAGTCTCAAATGAATATATAGCATATCGAAGTGCATCCGCCATGTGAGATGCTTTATTGTGCTTTGGCTTCTCTTTTAGTAGATTAGGGTTCGGATCCCACTGGTACATGTCTAAACAACCCAGGGTCTCTATACATCTTTGATCTACAATAAGGTTATCGTTGTCTACTATTGCTGCTACGTGGCCTATGCCATCAATAATTGACTTCTTTGCATTTATAGTGCTAATATCATAATTCTGTGCAAAATCGAATCGAGTTTGCTGTGCTGCGGAATCTATGTATATGTAGTCTATATTGTGTTTATGAATTTGGTCTCTGATTTCTTCTGCGTGTTTCTCAGTAGTCTTTTCCGAATCATAGTATTCGTCAAGTACATAATATTTACCAGAGTCCCAATCATATGCAATTACACAGAAAGCAGTGGGATCTCGGAAACCTACATCCAAGCCTCCTATAATATCCATACCCTCGGTGTTGAGCTCTGAAAGATCTGCTACACACTCTTCTGCGTTAAAGTTCCAAATCTGACCTTCGTAAGTGTTAAAGTCAGCTTCGTACTCCTGTTTAAATTCTGCATCACTCATAGACTTTCGTGCTTCGTCTACGTCGTGCTGGCTCATGCGAGGATTATCTTTGTAAGTAGCTTTTATGCTACACCACTCTGGAAACTCATCGGAGAATCCTCGGTCAAAGAATTTTGCAAACCAGTTAGTCTTGCCTCGTGGGGTCGAAATAAAGATTGCTTTTGAATTATCTTTATCAAGTGTAGGACGAAGAGACACGTTAAATGCCTCTTCTCCATCAGTAAGTGCTGCTTCATCAAAGATAATTAAATCATATGAGCGACCTACTGAAGAATCTACTTGGTTTACTGAACCCATTCGTACAGTAGAACCATTCGAGATTTCGATAACTTTATCTTTTGCGTTGTCTTTTGTAACTTCAAGATCGAAGTGCTTAATTAAGGTTCTCTGCAAATCAAAAGAGATTTGCGAGAGAGAGTAATTAGGCGACATAATCAATATGTTCGACCCCGGAACGAGTG